CAATAACCAAATGTCGCCTGTGGCGGGGGTTTTGTTTATCGGGGTAATGTGCCGTTGCAACACAAACAAGTAGTCAACGTCGTGGGCGGGACACAACAAATGTTGCTGGCTATCGCCAGCCGAAGATCGCCGACATCCACCACAATCAAAAATAACACTGCCAAGCGTATCGCTTTTAATGAAATTTGCCACATGGACACCATCCCTCGACCCAGACACGCCGAAATAGAAAAACGGCTTAAATCGAATATTATAGCGTTTCCTTAGGTATTGGTTTTGATTTAACATCTTGGACAATTCTTCACCCCATGCCTGCCGCATAATTCTTTAGCTGTAAAGTACGATCCACAAAGACATTCCGGTACTATTTTGCCGTCAAGCTCAACGTAAGGTCTCAAACAGAAGGGACAGCATGTTGGCTTACCGTTACTCATTGTACTTGGATTTATCATTTTTAAGTACCTCGTTCTTTTTAGTCATTTAGCCATTTAGTCATTTAGCCACATAGTCATACAGCCATACAGTCATTTAGCCATTATCAACTTATTTAACAAAAACACAGGAAAAAATTTTCCTTACTACGTTACACGTTTCTAGCATCCCTTTATACTAGCCATAAAGTCATAAAGACATTTGACCATTCGGTCATATAGACATAAAGTCATAAAGACATAAAGACGTTTAGCCATATAAACGGATGAAAATTTTTGATTTCCATCCCTTTGTACAGCCATAAAGACATAAAGACATAAAGTCATAAAGACATAAAGACGTTTAGCCATTTTCATCCTTTAATATTAGAATAGACAACATCTTTAATATCAGACAATAAACTTGCCGAATAATATTCATCGTACTTTGGCAATGTACCATTTATTATCCATTTTGAAACAATATACAAACCTGCAACGTGCGCTCCACGACATATTTCAGATTTTGTATCGTTTCGCCTATAGTTAGTTCTTATTTTATTATTGATATGGCTTACGATTTTAGATATATAAATATTCACAACGCAATTTTCGCTATTTCTTTGCAATTTATACATATTTTCATTCAATTCTTTTTCGCAAATAGTATTAAACTGGAATGCGTTGATATTTATTGTTTTTCTGTTTTCCATATCACTATCATTTGCATTCATGTTCAGCATTGTACGCAAAATATTATTATATTTATTACCACCATACAAACTTGTAATATCGGTTAATTTTTCTTTTATTTTATCTGCATGTATATTTCTACATGAACAAATATACTCAATTTCTTTTTTCAATAATTCAAAACCTTTCCCCTTACTATCTTCTATGATTTTTTCTATCTGTTCATTGGTAATATTGTGAAACCTAGCCAAAGACAAAACACCCAAACTTGTTATTGCCCTTGTAATATTTCCAAACTTTTCAGTTCCAAAAATAAAAGATAATTTTTCTCCTGCTGCATAATGAAAATTACTAATTGCATATCTTATTCTTTCCGTATGACATTCTCTGTCTGTCCAGCCCATCAAGTTGAAAAAAACATCAGGGGTGAATAAGTTTTCAATCCCATGATATGTTGAAACTCTTTTCTCAGATTTTACTGTAGCCACATCACCGTTCCTTTCTTTTTATATTTTTTTAAATTTATCGCAAAGCCCCGAACGATCAATAACAAAATATCCAGAAGGTGGTGGCTTTTTATCACTCCAATATTTACAAAAAGAAACATAACGATAAGTAGCAAAGACCCTGTTGGTAGTCATTGTTTTCAACTCATTATTTATACAATATTTACATTTTCCACAACAAGATACCTGGATTAACCCATAATTGCCACGTTCTTTGAAATAATCATCGATTTCGTTTTTTGTTGTAGCCACGCCACCGCTCCTTTCATTATTTTTTAGATTATTTTACCAGAAATTGTCAACGGAGAATCGCCTACCAATTCAAACAATGCGTCTGGATCTTCTCGAAAGGATTTTATATCCATTTCTATCATTTGTTTTGTCGTAAGTCCTTCGGGATAATTTTCAGGATTAATTTCATATTTGTAAGTCAGGGTAATCAACACTTCTTTGTTTTTCACGATTCATCCTTTCTGAACATAAGGCTATGAACAATACCATAAATACCACATCTCCCAACAAGATATTTAATCAGTATTGTCATAGCCTTGTTTGTTTTTTTAGTAATTACATCCACCGGAAGCAGCCACAGCAATTTTCTCTGTTTCTTCAAGAATGACATTCATCTTTATTTTTGCTTCTTTTAATGTAATTTTCCCATTTTTCAATTCTCTTAATAATTTGTCAGTTTCAGTAAAATCTTTAACCGCTTTTGTTTCTTTTTTTGTTTTTTTCATATCTTCCTCTTTTTCGGCTTGCCAACCATTGTAAAAGTTACCATCATAATATAATACTTTTTTACTAATTTGCTCAGGATTTTCTGGAACAATTCTTTTCGTTGTTTGTAGACCACACATTTGTCTAAAATTTATTGGCATGTTATTTATTACAACATCTCTGATACATCCATTGGAAAAAGGATCATCGTTTAATCCGTATTTATAATTTAATATTTCAGCCATATCTATAAAATTTTTATCATCGTGTTTTAATTCTGCGAATCGCACATTATTTGCGCCAATATTTTTGGCAAATTCTATATACTTATTAACTTCATTTTCGTTGTCTATATATTTTTTAATGACATTACAATTTAATCGTACTTTTATATTTAATTCTTTTGCTTTGCTAATTGCACTACGAAACAGATATTCTTCTAATTTTATGCCAGTTATTTGTTTGTTCATACCTAAATGATAATGATGAATAGATATGTTAATTCCAGTCAATCCAGGCAGATTATTTTCTATATATTCTGCACATAACAAACTACCATTTGTAGTAATGTATGTATTTTTATTTACTAAATATAAATTTGTAATCAAGAGCCGAAGGTCTTTATAAAGTGTTGGTTCTCCGCCAAGAAATATGATATTTTTTTTATTTGATTGTATTAATTTTTCGAGTAATTTCTGCCACGTTGCTACTTTTTTCGGTTTATATCCTTCGTTTTCTATACACCACGAACAAGTCCCATTACATTTATCAATGAGCATTACTTCGATCCAATCGAAGAAATTACCACCACAAAAGTTATTTTTGTTTGGAAGCATTAAGGCTTTCCTCGTTCTATCGGCATCGGCAATCCGATACCGCCATCAAATTTTAATTTTATAAGTTCTTTTTCACCTTGCAATGCTATTTTGATGTTCGGCAAGTCTTGTATCATTTCCAGATATTTACCATTTATTATTATTTCGATTTGTTCTAAATTTCCATCTTTTCTTATAGGAACTTCTATAACAGGATTTGAATATTCTTTATATTTGCCAGTACCGTCACAATCTTCGCATTTTTCATCTTTAATATCTTTACCAAAACAAGACTTACACTCAACATCATAATCGTTATAATTGCTACTAAATTCTAAACTTCCAGTGCTATTACATTCTTTGCATATAATAATTTTGCCAGTGCCAACACATTCGGTACAATTTTTTTCTATTACTTCAAATTTAGGCAGATCAGTCCATATTTCATTTCCATTAATTTTATTTTTTTCAAACAGTTCTTTTGCTTTATTAGAATGAGTATCTTTCTCTGTCATTTCTTGAATTTTATCAACCCTGATTATTATAGAACCATCAGAAGCATAAGTATAGTCATTATCGCTAAACGGTTCATTTAATGTTCCTGTATAATGACTTTTTCTACAAAATTTTTCAAGGTCTATCATTTTTCGTTATCTCTCTCCTTGTTTCGTATTTATTTCCACAACAATGAAATGATTGTCTAAATATTTTTCAAGAATAGGCTTCACGTCTTTCCAATTCAACTGTCCATTACCACAGCCTGGACGAACCATATAAAAGAATGTATCGCTTGGTAACGAAACATTCTGGTCTAATTGCAATATCATCTCTTTGAGTTCTTTTGTGCTTTGTTCGATTAAATTAATATCGGCTTTTTCATACCAATTATGTTTGACTGGAAATGTAATAATTTTATATTGAGGAAACATATAAACATGGTTTCCGTTTCGTTTAATCATATCGCCAACACAAAACGGTAACGATGGATGTTTTTCTTTTGCCTGTTTCGCTACGCCACGTCCCATTACACACGACCCATCAGACTTAACAGTACCGTTGGTAGTTATAACAATCCATTTGCCTTGCGAATGGAAGTCCCATATATTACCGAAAGCAGCTTCTACCACGATTTAATTCCTTTTCTGTATTTTCATTGATTTGCTTTCATTTCATATTTTTCAAATGCTTCTTCGCACGTTTCAACACCAAACGCTTTAAATACCCAGCACCATTTAACTGCTTCTATCCGATCTAATCCATAATCGGAAATTAACTTGGCTACAAATTTCTGCTTTTCGGTAAATTCGTAGTCTTTTTTAGAACTGCCAGATTTATTTGATTTGATTATGGTCATTTCAAATCCTCATACCATAACTCGTATGATCCTATCGTGTTTTTGATTATTTTCAGTCCTGCCTTCCAGCATTTCCAATGAACATAAAAACTATCATAATCTTTTTTCGATTTTTTAATTACTCTGATTTCTCTTTCAGAAATATGTCTTTTATCGTCAATGTAATACATTCGCTGTTTACAGAATTGACATCTATCAGGTCTCTTGAAGGTTATATGTTTTTCCTCAAGTTTATTCATAATATATTCTCTGCAACATTTTCTTTCTTAGTTACTAGGTGCATATCCTTCAAAACTATACAGTGCTTACTCTCTATTTCTTTTTCGCCTACGATCTCGGCTACTAGCTGGAATCCCTTGTCAACCAAATATTCCTCAACTATTTTTTGTTGTTTTTCATCGAGAAGGTTAAATTGCTGTATAAATACATATTTTAATTCAGGATTGAGCGAGCTAATCAACACAGGCACTATCTTTAATAACTCACCCGTAGCGAAATATTGCTCTTTGATAGGTTTACCGGATAATAATAATTCACCATTTTCGTTTATTTCGAGATTGTCAAATGGTAGCTTTTTGGATCGGATATAATCTATGCGGTTCTTTATTACTTCGGATTGCTTCTCTTTATTATTATTCAACTCGGTTAATTTCTGGTCATGTTTTTGCTTCTGTTGCAGATAGTTTCGATAAGCAATGTTTTTATTATTGTTTTGGGTAGCTTCTTTAATTTCGTTGTCTATTTGTTCCATGCTTCTTAGTTCTTCGGGTCGAGGCATGGACGATATATGTTTTTCGCCAGCTTGTATTTTGTTGTCTAATTTTTCAATTTTTTGTTCTATTTCTATTTTTTGTTTTATCAATCCGTCCAGTTCTTGTTCGCACAATTTTAACTTTTCTTTATTCCTCACAATGTTTTGTTCTAATGCTATTTGTTTCGTATTGAAACTTACCATATTGTTTTTGGTTTCGATCAGAGATTCTATATCGACTTCATCGGTGGGTAGAACCGCTTCAAGTGATCCGATGCTTTTTAATTCTCGATTGGTATAGGTGTGTTCCGATTTAAGATTTTCAAGTTCAGCGTCAAATTTACTCGTATCAATACCTAACGCTTCGGTCTGTTTTTTACTATCTAAGGCAAGGAAGGATCGGGGAGAGATTAAAAATACATTGAATAAATCATTGAGCCATTCCTGATTTAATACTAAGCCTTCGGGAGCTTCAAAACTTAACGAAGTGCCATCTTTGGTCAATTTTCGTATAACTTTGATTTTTACTTTTCGCACCTCGTCTATCAGTACCATTTCACCTTTAGCCGAAGCACCATTTTCACCAATAAACCTGAATCGCTCCGCAATTAAAGGATTATTGCCTTTGCTACTTTTTTCAGCAATTCCACAAAATAAAAACCATATAGCGTTAAGACCCAGCGTGGTTTTACCAGCACCGTTGTTTCCTATTAAATAAGTGACATTTTTATCAAAAGATACTTCAATATGTGAATATTTTGCAAAATTTTCCAATTTAATACTTTTAATTTTCATTGGATATATCCTCAAAAATAATTGGTAATTTTGATTTAAACTCTGTTAGTATCATGTTTGTCACTTCTCTCATTTGTGGATGAGCAGCCCTAGAAGTTCTCAAAGTTAAGAAATGTCTCCATTCTCGAAGATTGAATTTAACAATTATTTCTGTTTTCAAAGAATTTGGAAGCACACTCCTCGCTTCTTGTGGAGTTGCTCCAAGTTCTATAAGTTTGAGATATGCGGCTTCTGAGGCTTTTATGACTAATTCCCATACTAACATCTTTTCATCGTTATCTATATTCCAAAAACAAGGTTCAATAACAGTGATTTCATTTCCAAATTTACCGCTTGCATAATTACAGTTATGCACAACCACACCGTTTGCTACAAAATTATGATATTGCCCTCCCATCTCAATATCATAAACAGGAATAGTATTAGGCAATTTTTCTATGGATACTACTTTATCAAAATATACAAATGATAGATTTTTATTATGGACACCCCCATGACAAGAGGGGCATAAGGTTATCAAATTGTCAGTACAATTATCCATCCTGTTGCTGTTTTTGTGGTGAACATGAAGGGATAAACAACCTCCACACAAAACACATTTATCTTTTACGGTTTTATGATAAGTTCTTATAGATATTGTTTTCTGTCTTTTTTTTTCTCCTTTTCTATATCCGAATTTTCGTAGGGCATCTCCTTGTTTTTTGATTCTTATATCATTGCTTTCGGTAAGTCCTTTATTCCAGGGTTTTCTTCCCTTATTCCAATAGCTTTTTGGTTTAGTATTCGCAAAGCCATGCAATCTTATCCATTTCTTAACGGCAGAGGTACTAGCTTTTAAATCATTGGCAATTTGTACTGCTGTTTTGTTTAACACAATATAGTGATATTTAAGCCAATCTTTATCTTGGTAGGCATGTTTTGTTGTACAAATTCCAATTCCATTTACAGCTATCTCCCTTCCCGCTAAACTGTCTGCCCTTGCATATCCATAACTGGTTTTTATTCTATGATCTGGCGTAACAATAAGAGAATACCCAAGAGAAGTAGTAATTTTTACTACCTCTTTAAATCCTGTATAAACAATATTTTTTATTTTGTCAAAAGTGATATATCCGGTGTCTTCGTTAAGTTGTTTAATAAACATTCTTTTCCACGAATTATTTTTTGAGTTAATTCGATTGTTATAAAGTTGGCTCACAGTAAATTTTTGATGAGGATTTTTAAAAGATAAACCCATGTCTCCCGATATACAATATCGTGTAGATTCCTGAGCATAGCTGGCTATTCTATGTCTAACTATTTCGTGGGTAACGCCCCTATCACATATTACTCTAACCGAAATATCGTAATGTTCAATTATGGAATGGTGTCCAGACTTAATAATCTTTCTGATAAACTCAACACAAGAATTATCGGTTATTTTATCTTCTGATTTATAGCAAGTCCTTCCAACTAATTCCAATCTTTTCAAAATAGTGGTTTGGTCTAATACGTCTAAAATTTCAATTGACGGTTTAATTATTTTCACTGTTTTTCTCCTAAATAACGATTTAAATACCAAATAGCCTTTTTTGTATCTTCCGTATCGTCTTCTGTTTTTCTGCCAGCTCTAAGAATGTATTTCATGGCATTACCAAGATGAAATCCAAGACCAAACGCCTCTATCACGTCAATAGCTTCCATACCGTTTGATTTGTAATGTGGCGGATGATTTATATTGTCTGTTGTCATTGTTTAGTTTTCCCTTTCTACGAAAAATATTCTTTCGATATTGTCTAAATCTCTATTGCATTCATTTATAAAATCAGTAGTTTCTTGCAACAATCTTAATCGTTTCATTTCTTGTTCTTTTAATTTTCTCGCTTCTTCTCTTAACTTTTTTACTATGTTATTCCAATGAATTACGGCTTGGGATTGTAAGTATTTATCAAATTCCATCTTGTTTATAAAAACCAAATAACAGGCAAAACAATTAATGGAATCAAAGCCATTAGAACTCTAACACGTTTATTGTCGTTCGTTTCAGAATATATTATTCCAGAATACGAAAGAATCGAAACGGTAACAAGTATTTGTTTTATTAATAGCATCAGTGGTATATCATTCCCTTTTGTGTCTGTTTTAATTTCTGAATTTCATTAAATGCTTCGATAAGTCCGTCCTGATTATTCATTAATCCTTCAACAGTTTTCATTCCGGCATCACAGATATTAGACATTTCTTCTTTTAAAACTGTTATGTCTTTTTCTAATTTTTTAATCTTTATTGTGTGATGAAATATTATAAAAAGTAATGTGAAGACAGAAAAGATAAAAATTGTACGGACTACGCTTCCAAAGATTTTATGAAAGTTTATTTTTTTAATCATTCCCATTTATTGTCTTTTTTATTTTGTTAATGTTTAAAATCTTATTAACTCTTTTTTGCTCTTTTCGACATTTTTCACATTTTATTCCTTCAGTTGTAAAACCAGGCTCTGGACGATTATGTTCATTACAATAGTGTAATCCGCAAGACGAAACCCATACCAAAGTATGAAGAAATGTTTTTCCACTACCAACAGTCCATCTATGTAATAACCCGACTCTATGGCTAGGAATAAGTCCCCATTCATAAATATCTTTCATTTTGTCAATGCCAAAAATTTTGATTCCCGTATCTGTTCGTAAAATGTTTGTTGTTTTTGTGGATTATAGGCATAGGGTAGAAATACTTCTAAAAATTCGGCTTGTTCCAATTCAATCATTGATATTTGAATATCTACCCAGTCAGATACCAATTTCCATGCTGTTCTTTCCGCTTGTTTCTCGACTTTTTCGTAAGTACCATCTCTGGGTCTTTTGATTTTTGATTTTAATATTTCGCAACAGGCGTCTATCTTGGCTGGTAATTTAAACGAAAGATTACTACCAGAGACAAAGATAATGAAACAGATACTTTCGAGTATGCCCACAGAATCGTATCTTTTCATAATATCTTTAGCACCGTGAGCGACTAGTTTAGATTCTATATGGCTAATTGATCTTTCTATTGGTACGGTTGATGTATAGTTTTTAATCATGTTTTAATCAATATCGTTAAAATCTTCATGTCTTTTTTCTTCATTAATTATTTGCTTAGATATTTCCAATCTGATGTATTTTTTAATCTTACAATAAATCTCTAATGCAAAACTTTGCGTATAAACAGGTGCATTCCTATAATCTTGCATTAAATTATAAAATTCCTCAGAATCTAAAAAGTCAAAATTTATGTTCATTGTCGCTCTCTCCTTGTTTATATTATAAAATTTAATCGACCTGGCGGGCTAAGGGATATAACCCGCCAGATCATCCTGCTTGATGCTGGTTTTTGTACTGTCTTTCAGGTGGTATCGGTATATTTGATACCCGTTTTACAACCAGCGAACCTGATTACAATTTTTTTTTACAATCAGGACAAAAATGTTTCCACTCGCCATCTTCTTTTGTTGTTTTCCAATCACACCCTCTGAGTTTATCAGCAATAAAATCAAAAGAAATATGGCCGCCAAAACCTTTTATATTTTCACAAAAACCGCAATTACTGCAAGACACATCTGCGTCACCAAATTCATAATTAATACTGATCATTACAATCCTCTCTTTTCATTCTATGGAATTTTATTGCATTTTTTGTTTTAATCCAATATTCTTTTCTGTAATTTGTGGTACACTGTTCATGTGAATAATTAATTCTTTTTTTGTCTTGCTGTATCAAGTTTTTTAGAGTATCCCATTTCTTACAATATTTACATTTCATATTATTTGCATCGCCAGATTCTTTCAATGCTTTTGTTCTTACATGAAGTAATCTATGATAATTTCTACTTTCACATATAACTAAATTATTATTTTTATTATTCGCTCTATTGTTATCTACGTGATGAACTTCGTGTTTAGGCATTAGAGGCTTTCCCAATACTTTTTCTGCAATAAAAACATGTTCATATCTATAAGTTATAATTCCTTTCTGATGATCTGGATTACGTATTCTATAATAACCACAGCAAAGACTTTTACCGTTTTTATAATTTTTACGATAAATACCAAGAATTTTTTTTGATCGTATTCCCCATTTTTTGTACCATCTTACCAAATGTCCTCTGGTTATATTTAAAATTTCTCCTATTCCTCTCTGTGACATTCCTTTGTTATATAATTCTAATACTTTTGGTTTTAATATTGTTTCGTTATATTTACATTTCATTTATAAATTCCTTTTCCACTTATAAAATTTTAATAGCCAGTGGGTCAACCTTTGGCGGCACTGGTTTCTGTTCCCGCAATATATATGGATTCCGTACTTAACCTGAAACGACACTATTGTTCCGTAAATTGAATTAGCATTAATATTTGAATAGCTAGTTTCAGGACATAAAAGCTCTTCCTCACTACATTCAATAACCAATCCGGCAAATTCCAACGTGCTTAAAAATTTAATTGTTTTTTCAAATCTTTCTCGACCTTTGCCGATGCTTCTGTAAAAATCGGACTGGCTTTTTCTTTCAATTCTTATCTTATCTTCAAATCCTTTAATAGAATAATCAGCACCAGATATTCCCAAGCATTGTTTTAATGAATTTATCTTTAAGTCGTTAAACGTATATGGTAATTGCTCTCTAGTATCATATACGATACAAAATCCGTCCGGTATCGGTGGTATATAGTTATGCTGAGTTCTTGTTAATGTTTTATTCGGTTCGTATCGTTTCGACCTAATGATTGTCAACGTTGAAAATTCTTTCTATTTTCTTGTTCATCTTGTTGTTTATTTATAATCAATTCATTATAAAATGCCACCATTTCTTTGATTGAGTTGGCAACCGGTGAAAACGTATTAACGAAGTTGGCAAGCATGATGATTACGTCTTCCTTGTTGTAGAATTTTCCCTCTATATTTCCGCAATAATTACCAGTATAAAGATTTGAGGCGACATCGTCGGGTTTTAATTTTTTAAATTCATATTCTGTCATCAATATTATCCTTTTTTTTATTTTATTGCCTTGTCTATACAGAGATCGGTTCCCTAGCACCCCTAGGTCTTTTAGGATGTCTTTCTCAGATTAATACCCTCTAGGACTCATTTACTGTTTACCCATACTCTTTTAATCGCTACACCAACCTCCAATATCAGCACAGTATTGCCTTTATTTTCAGTTGATGTGAGGTATAGACTCACACCTTAATAATCATTTTAATATTTTTTGCAATAATCGGCTTATTTATTTTTTATCTAAAATTTTCCTGGCAGGCGCAAAAACAAAACCTGCCAGGACTCCCAAGAAAATATGCCGGTTTTACGAGGATGTACCGGCAAACCTATTATATCCAAGCAGAATCATCTTTAGTAGTAGAAGTAGGCGCGGTAGTTGTCTGGCTGTTAGGACTGTACCATTCAGTAATCTCGTTGAATCCAGTCTTTTCATTGAACTGGACATTAATACCGACCATTGCGCCCTTCATTGCCAATCTGATCGTTGTGATAAATGCTTGCTTTACATCCACAGGTTTCCCGTCTTTTTTATTAAGGAAATTGTCATCATCCCATTCGAGATGATCCGCTTTTGGATCGTAAGGGAATCGGGTCGGATGCTGTTCAGATAATTTCTTCGCAATTCCTGACTTATCCAGAAATGTCAGAAAATTTACGACCCCTTTTACATGTCCAAAATTTGAGGAGAGTAGAATTGAATTATTAGACGCTTCTGGATTCGCCGGATCACGAAAAACTGTATTGTACTGTAGCGGTTTTCCTTGTTTGGTCGTTCTGTCCTCAGCCATTTCAAAAGTTTCTGGCGTAACGATATGCTTCCCTTCCGGCATTTTATCAAAGCCGATTGGAGCTTTTCCTTCTTTGTCTGATTTTACTATAGCCATATTACCTCCTTCTTTCTTACAAAAAAATAAAACACAATATAATCAGAACGACAAATCTAATTCATACGATACCTCCTTTTTTTAATTTAGTTTTTTATCATGCCAATGGTTTTTTGATTCATTATTAATTTTAAGTTTTAATTCCTCGACTTGCTGATAAATCCAATGAAGACGATACTCTACATTACATAATTTGAAAAGTATCAACATGGATAAGAAGCAACAGAGCCAAGCAAGGATTATTAAAGATATAAGCAGGTAAACCATGATTTATTTTTTTACTTTTAGGATTATCTTTTGTTTGTTACACCATATACTAGGTACGTCTTTTCTTCTTAAATAAACATGGGATACATACGCTATGATATGCTCTTCTTGGTGTTGTTTAGCAATGTTAAAACCCATCCACCCTGTAATAAATTTGTATTTTTTACTTTTTTTACAGCTTTTTCTTTTTTTTGTTTTCACAAATTTGCCACAAGCGCAACGATTTTCCCTGCTATATCCATGTATGGGGCAATTCTCATCAGGTTCTCTCGAACATATACAATATCTCATTAGCCTACAAATATGTTTTTTCAAGTTATAAACCCTTTTTCTTTAATTTCTCAACGTCCCATATCCAAAATCTAAGCATCATTTGATCGTATGATAAATATTCTGATTGTGACAAATTTGCTTTATCTATAAGTTCTAATTGTTTTTTTAATACCCAATTATTTCTTAAAAGAACAAAAATAGAAACAGAAACAAGAACCAAAGATATTATCATATAAATTACTCCAATCTATTCCAGCTTAAATATTTTCTTGAAATTTAACGGTAATCCATTTAATCGTTCCGGTCTTTCCCCACACCATTTACAGAAGAATCCAGGCTTGTCGAAACTAATCTGCGGAGGAAATACTAATTGTTCATTTATATACTTTTTTTCAACAATACCTGCATAATCAATCTCAGATTTTAAATCTTGCCCAATCATCTTACCCTTAATGTACGGAGCGCAAGACAGAGCCTTATTATACGATGGGCTGTTATCACCTTGAAAAATCAACACTACCATTACATTATATTGAGAGAATGGCTTGATTAGTCCCATGTAACGATTAACTATACCAGACAAACTTCCATACGCTCTTAAATCCATCTGTACTTGTTCGGTTAAATTTCTTAGCGTTTCTCCCCTTTTAAGGTTCTCGACCTTTGACTGGTACGCTTCATCTTCCAATCTTTTCGACAGTTCAATGTTAATCCAGTAACCGAAAGAATCGAATAGTATTGATTTGAATGGAAATGTACCTGCCTTTAATTTTTGATAGCAAGTATCAAGAAAATCGAAGAAATCTTCATGGGTTGTCGGATTTACTACTCTATTGCCTCTTGATGTCCAGTCCAGTACAACTCTTTTTATCCAATCTTCGTGCTTTTCATCTGGTAATTTTTCTACTTTTGTAATCGACTCTAAAGAACTGACAAAATTTCTTTTTTCGATGTAAATATCGAGTATTGGTTCGGGTAAAGACTGTATACATGACGTGCTTTTGCCGACACCAGCTTCATCGCTATAAATTACTATTATTTTGCCTCGTGATAAATTACTAAGCTCATCCGGTGTTGGTATTCTCATTTTCCGCTCTCTTTATATTTTATAATCCCTTACTATTTTTCTAATTTTTAATTTTTTCCATTTGCAAAACGCCCTAACTTCTTGTTCCGCTTCTTTAATTGTTTTGTAATAATTAGTATCGTAACAGAAAAATACAGGCAGTTTATCGCTATAATCATAAGTTCGTACCGATGCCCAATATCCATGAGCGTGTTCATGGATTAATATTTTTGCCGATTTCATTGTTTTCTCTCTCTTTTTTTTCGTTTATTAATTGATTGTAAAATTTACTAAGTTCATAATCAGAAAGTACCATTATTGGTTTTGCGATATTGTCTTCACGTCCTTCGTAAAAAATACATTTATATACCTCTATATTTAATTTTTTTACAACCATCATTTTTATCATTGTTTTATTCTTTCTTTCTTTTTTTATATCTATCTTCTGAAATTCCTATCGAACACGCCTCGTAAAAATCACACTTAATCGGAGAAAAACACGAATCTTTTCGCATCGGCCAATAATTTTCTTTGGCACATCGTTGAATATTTTGCGCCGTCCATTTACATAATTTTATTAATTCATTTTCATCAATTTCTTGCCGATAGAGTTTGATGCCAAATTTCTTTGTTTCGTAATTATAATTGACAAAATAATGACGAGGTCTGTTTGTAATGTCCGTTAAACATCGGTTGTAATATTGTTGTATCGTTTCTTTGTTTTCATTGTATTCCAATTCTGGCACTTTTATAGGAAGTATAACGCAGAACTCGTACGCCGGATTCGATAAAAAATACATACCGCACTGATCTTCTATTTGGAATTTGAACTTATCTTGTTTGTAATCGTCTATTCTTTTCGTAGTTTTAAGTTCGAGGAAAAATCTATTAGAAGTATGATGAAAATCTATAAAGCCATGTATTTGCGGAAGCCCGTCTCGTTGTATTGTAAATTCTTTTTGAGATTCAAAATCTTTATTAACGATGTGTGTTGTTATTTCTAGCATACCCATACCATCAATAATTGCCCTTGCCTTTTGCAACCATACAGTATTTTCTGCGCCAGTTATATTAAATTTTTTCTGACTCAGAACGGAATCAACATAAGAACCAATATTTAACGCATCAGGCTTTTCAATCAACTCATCGCCAGATATAGAAGTATGGTAGTATAATCTTTCACACTTTAGAAAATTTCTCATCGCTGAATATGATATTACTGGTTCGTTTTTAGCCATGTATTCGACACATCTGAAATAGTCAGGTTTACTGCAAAATCCTGTAGGAATGTAGAAATTGCAGGGAGCTTTGATTGAATCGTTTAAGTCTTTGCAGGTCATTTTTTTATACTAATTAATGGTATGTAGAAACAATAAAAAATTAACACAAAAGAAAACAAAACAAACAAAACAAATATCACATTACCGAACTTTGAATTTTTATATTTATTATAAGATTTCATAAAAATTATCATCAATAAACAACTATATGATTTGTGGCTATTGGTTTTATTGAAAGTTTATTACCGTAATTACTTGGTGCGCTATATGATGTTTTTTCTATTGCAACGCCTCCATCTTCTATGAAATGAATACAATAAACATTGTCTTCGCATCTAAATTTTATTTTCATATTTAATTCTGGTTCGTATTCGTACCTTATAAATTTTTCTTTTTTGTTTTTTGCCATATCACTTTCTACTGAATATAATTTTATGGTTTAAAAGAATAGAGCTTGTGATTATCCTGAACTAATTCGTAAAAATAAATTGAATCTTGACCGCTTGACCGACAGGGGAATTTAATAAGTCAACAATCTTCTGACCAAAGTATTGATTAACATTATCGCAAACCAATACATCGTTTACAAATTCATTATCAAAGTTACTTTTGCTTATAATTTTCATTTTTTATTCAACCAATCAAGGTTTATCGTTACTGTTTGTCCACACGAACATTGCATAGTAACCGTCATAACTTTAATATTATTAGATACTAATACTGATTTTGTATAAGGTAGCCACTCTTCAGATTCGTACGCATTGTTACCAAAAAAATTTCCTATGCATTCATCATTAAGCATTGAACACCAAGCATAATAACCCTCATCGGTTTTCTTGACGTAAAACGTCTTGTAAAATTTATCATTACGAGCCATACCAGTTTCTTTTAATGCGTCTAAAAGTCTCATAATTTTATTTTTATATTTTGAATTAC